GAGGCACTTCATGTTCAATTATCTATTTGATGGCTCGGGCGCTCTGTCCGGGCCTGTCGAGTTCATTGTCACGCCGGGCATTGGCATCCAGTTACCCGGTAATGCTGTTGAGCTGGCGTACGAGTTGCCTGAGCCGGAAACCGGTCGTTGCTGGGCACTGATCAACGGTGTACCGCGTGAGGTGATCGATCGCCGTGGCATGGTTTATCGCAAGGACGGCGGCGCGCAACAGATATGGACCGAGCTGGGTGAGTTGCCGGACACCCTGACCGCGCAACCATGGCCAGGCGAGTTCCACATCTGGCGCGACAACGCCTGGGTGCTGGATGAGCAGGCTCGTTTAGCGAGCGTCAGACAGCAATCTCTCGGCCAGCGCGACGCACTGCTGCGCGACGCCGTCCTGCGCATCGCCCCGCTGCAATACGCCGAGGATATTGGCGATGCCAGCCACGACGAACAACTGCTGCTGATCGAATGGAAGCTCTACAGCGTCGAGCTGAATCGCATCGAAAAGCAGGTCGGATTCCCCGACGAAATTACCTGGCCGGTCGCGCCCGGCGCAGCCGTAGCCGACTGATTTCAGCACAGGGAGCAGTGCAATGGATTATCCAAAAAGTATTCCCGGCGTTGGCTTGGTCAACGGCAGCTTCGTCGATGAAAACCCGATCGCCGGTTCCCCGGGATCGTTGATCCCGGCCGCGTGGGGTAACAGTGTCACGCAGGAAATTCTTAATGTCGTGCAAGCGGCCGGCATGACGCCGAATGAGTCATCCAATAATCAGTTACTCAGTGCGCTGCGCAGTCCGACGCTGTTCAACACTGCACCGCAGTTTGATAGCGGACGCTCGGCGGCAACTGCGGAATTTGTGCAGCGAGCGTTGGGCAGTTGTGCGAGTGCCCGCGGGATATCCGCAGCGACTCAGTTGACGCTGGCCGATGTCGGTTCCTCGATTGGTTTGGGCGGCACAGCGGCTTATACCGTGACGCTCCCGGATGCAGCCTCGGCGCCGAATGGCGCGACGATCAGCCTGCATTGCCGCAACGCAGGCTCGGTCATAGTGGCCAGCAAAACCGGCTCACAAATCAGCCCTCAAGGGGCTTACGTGGCGTCGATCGTGATGAACGCCGGTGAGAGTGCGAATTTCGTCAGAGAGTCTGGTGTTTGGGTGGTTTACGGCACGGCAGCGTTGAAGTATTGCGCCTCATACGGCGCTCAATTCACCACGCCGGGTTATCAGAAATTCCCCAGCGGATTGATCCTGCAGTGGGTCGTCGGTGCCTCAGACACCAATGGCAATATGACGCTTTCACTGCCGATCAAGTTTCCGTCGGCCATTTTGGGTGGCGTCGCCAATGAGGCGAATCCGGCAGGCTGGAGTGCCGGAAATGCGACCGTCTGGGCGTTTGATCTGGGTGTATCGACCACCACTCAGGTGGTGGCGCGGGTTCGCAACATTGACTCTACGGGGATCAAGCCATCGGCGGGAATTTCGGGTCGCATCCTGGTTTGGGGAGTTTGACCATGGCTGTTTACTTTTACGCACAAACCCTTGGATTTGACCGGGTAGAAAATCCTGGACCCGAACTTCCAGAAGGCGCAGTGGAAATCACTCAGGCCCAATACATTGAGCTATTCGCCGGGCAGGCCGCAGGCAAAGTCATCAGCGCCACTGCCACAGGCCAGCCAGTCCTTAACGAACCGCTAGTCTCTCCAGTGGCGCTGATTGCCCTTGAGCGCGATTGGCGCAATAACGTACTGCAGAACACTCAATGGCTGGTTCTTCGCGATGCAGAGGAACTGGAAATGGGCGAGGGCACCACCCTGCGCACCGAAGAATTCAAACAACTGCTGGCCTATCGGCAGGCGCTGCGCGACTGGCCCAACAATCCAGACTTCCCGGATGCCCGTTCGCGTCCGATCGAGCCAGACTGGCTGGAAGGCTTGCTACGGACCAATGGCTGAGCGATTTGCTCATCGGCCGAGGATAAATAAATATGGATTACCCAAAAAGCATCCCGGGCTCAGGCCTGGTCGACGGAAAATTCGTCGATGAAGATGCCATTGCCGGAACACCGGGATCGTTGATCCCGGCGAGCTGGGGTAACAGCGTTACCCAGGAGATTCTCGGCGCGATTACTGCGGCTGGTTTGAAACCTGATGAAGCACAAACCGATCAGTTGGCGCAGGCCATCCGCCAGTTATCGAAGCCTGACCCGCTGCAGCAGTTTCCGGCACAGGTCTATCGCAGGAATGTGCTGATCAATGGCGGCTTCGATATCTGGCAGCGCGGAACAACCAACCAAGGTCCCAATATCGGTGGGTATGTAGCCGATCGTTTTCGTTGCGATTGGAATGGCAATGCGGGCGTCGCCATCTCTCAGCAGAGTTTCGCGCCTGGGCAGAGCGAAGTCGCCGACGAACCGCAGTTTTTTCTGCGCTGGCAACAGACCCAGGCAGGAACCGCCGCCACCGTCCACAGGGTTTCTCAGGCTGTGGAATCGGTTCGAACCCTGGCGGGGAAAACTGCCACCGTCACCTTCTGGGCGCGTTCCGATGCAGCCCGACCATTAAGAGTGTCGGTGATCCAGAACTTCGGTTCTGCAGGTTCCGAATCCGTTGAGAAAACCGTCGACGTTTTCCAGCTGGGCACGTCGTGGAAGAAGTTCAGCGCAACGTTTCGTCTGTCGGGCATTGCCGGGAAGATGCTGGGCGCCAACAACTTCCTGAGGCTTGCGTTCGACCTGCCGTTGAACGTGCTGCAGACCGTGGATCTGGCGCAGATTCAGCTGGAAGAAGGGCCGGTATCCACACCTTTCGAATATCGGCCGGTGGCTGAAGAGCTGATGCTTTGCCAGCGCTATTTCGAGAAGTCCTTCGCCACTTGGTTGCCGGTACGGGCAAACAATGGCTCTGGCACCTGCATTTCATCATTCACCCAAGCGGCACCTGCCAATAGCGGTCAATTCGCGATGACTGTGGGCATGTTGGTGCAAAAGAGAGTCTTGCCCACTGTCGTCATGTACTGCCCAGGCAATACCGGCAATCAGGTATGGAATCAGACCGTGGGCGCATGCACCGGCAGCATTGTGCAGGGCTCGACAGAGCGCGCCATTTCGTTTGCCACTGTTACACCGGTTGGCAGTTTGCCAGGTCAGACCCTGCAGATCGAATGGACTGCTGACGCCGAACTTTAGGAGAAACCATGAGTTATCAATTGACCACCAACGGCGTTCTTCGTCTGAGCGATTCAGCATTCGTCCCGCAGGATCCTGCCAATCGCGACTGGCTTGAGTATCAGGAGTGGTTGGCATCGGGCGGTCAGGTTATGACCCTGAATGAAGCACTCGAAGAATCTGTACCCAACAACACCCTGACAACTCTGGCAAAAAAATGGCTGGGGGCCGTTGCTCGCCAACCATGATTCAATCGGAGCATCCAGGGAGGATCAAGCATTATGCAAATAACTGAAGACAACCTTAAAACCATCATGCCCAACGCCCGCTCCCAAGCGGGCGTTTTTGTTTCTGCACTGAATAACGCAATGAATCGCCGACATATCGACTCGCCAAAACGTATCGCTGCGTTTCTTGCGCAGATCGGTCACGAGTCGGGCCAGTTGCAATACGTGCGCGAGCTGGGCAACAACCAGTACCTGAGCAAATACGACACTGGCACGCTGGCGTTACGTCTGGGCAACACGCCCGAGGCCGACGGCGACGGGCAGAAGTACCGCGGTCGCGGGCTGATCCAGATCACCGGGCGCAGCAACTATCGGCAGTGCAGCCTCGGCCTGTTCGGCGATGAGCGCTTGCTGTCCTTGCCGGAATTGCTTGAGCAACCGCAATGGGCAGCGGAATCGGCGGCATGGTTCTGGGAACAGAACGGCCTGAACGATCTGGCCGACCGCGACCAGTTCAACAGCATCACCCGCCGAATCAACGGCGGGTTGAATGGCCTGCAGGATCGGCTGGATATCTGGGCGCGGGCGAGGGCGGTGCTATGTCCGTCTCCTGGCGCGTAGTCGGCGCTTTGTTGCTGGCTTTGGGGAGCGCTGCGCTGGCCTGGCAGTTTCAGGACTGGCGTTACGGGCGACAACTGGCGGAGCAGGCGCGGTTAAACGCCGACACTCTCAATCAGCTGAATGTGGCCGCAGCCAGCGCGCAGCAGGTCGAGCAGGATAAACGTCTGGCCCTTGAGCAACGCCTCGCGGCCAGTGAACAAACCCACTATCGAGCACTCAGTGATGCCCAACGTGATCAGGATCGCCTGCGCGATCGTCTTGCCACTGCTGATTTGCGCCTGTCAGTCCTCATCGACGCCGGCGACACTGCCCAAGGCTGCGGGGTGCCAGCCGCCACCGGCCCCGGCGGCGTGGATCATGCAGCCGTACGCGCCCGACTTGACCCGGCGCATGCTCAACGAATTATCGCCATCACCGACACCGGCGATCGCGGACTGATTGCCTTGCAGGCCTGTCAGGCCTATGTCAGAGCGCTGGCGCCCGAACATTTTGAATGAGTCTGTGTATTGAAAGCGCAACCGGGTCGTGTACGGTGGTAGTCATTCCATCCGATCCGGAGCGCACCGTGAAAGAGATCACTCAACTGGCTGCCGAGCTCGGCCGACGTTTGCAGTTGCTCAACGCCCACGTCACCACGGCCGAGTCGTGCACCGGTGGCGGAATTGCTGAAGCGATCACGCGGATTCCGGGGAGCTCGGCGTGGTTCGAGGCCGGTTACGTGACCTACTCCAACCGGCAGAAGACCCGGCAACTGAATGTCCCCGTCGAACTGTTCGGCACGGTGGGTGCGGTCAGTCGCGAAGTCGTCGAGGCGATGGTGCGTGGTGCGCAGAAGCACAGTCTGGCGCGGTTTGCCGTGGCGGTCAGCGGCGTGGCGGGGCCCGATGGCGGTACACCGAACAAACCGGTGGGCACGGTGTGGCTGGCCTGGGGCGTGGGCGATGCGGTTTCCAGTGAGGTTCAGCACTTCTCGGGCAACCGTGATGAAGTGCGCCGACAAACGGTGAAGGCCGCGCTAGAGGGGCTGTTGCGACTAGCGGCACGAGAAATCGAAAATCAGGGGTAGGCGATCCGCGAACGCTGTGGAATAATACT